GCCCCACAGGTTGGCGCCTTGGAGGTTGGCGCCTTGGAGGTTGGCGTCTTGGAGGTTGGCGCCCCGCAGATTGGCGCCCCGCAGGTCGGCGCCCCGCATGTCGGCGCCCCACAGGTTGGCGCCTTGGAGGTTGGCGCCTTGGAGGTTGGCGTCTTGGAGGTTGGCGCCCCGCAGATTGGCGCTAGGCCCGATCATATGTCCCTTGACCTGCATTTTCGGTTCTCCTGTATTCGATGTCGATGTCGTGTTGAGCGGCCAATCGGTTCAGCCGCTCAATCTCTTGTTCGGGGGACGCGGGGTGGTCCCAGGTATGTTCGAAAACACGGACCCGTTGACCATCCGCCACCACTTCGACCCAGACGGCCTGCATCAGTGCGTCGGGCCTGCCTTGGCACGTTCCACGCGCAGGGCTTCCTGGGCCTTGGCCAGATCTGCCTTGGCTTTCGCCAGCTTGCGAGGGGCTTGCAGCGCAGCGAGTTCGGCGCGGGCGGCCTTGGTTTCGGCGCGGACGGCCTTCAGTTCGGTCTGGTCGGGCGTCGCGGCGAATGAGGAGAGGGCGGCGGACAGCAGAATGAAGATGAGGGTGTTTCGCATATCGGGCTCCTATGAGCTATGTTGAGGGGAGGAATCTTGAGTGTACTACAGGAGAGAGGGTTTGTCAATCTCCTTTCAGCGGGTCACGGGCGGGAACCAGCCACCGAAACTGATCGTCTCGGCCGCCACTTCATCCGCAGTCGCGTCGGCCGGGACATGCTGGACCATCGGTGCAACGTAGCCTTCGGACTTCAGCTGCTCGATGGCCGCGCTGGCATTGTCGACACGCATGCGGCCGGCCGGCTGGCCGTTGACATCAAATGCAACAAAAGTCATCATGAGAAGCTCCTGGCTGGAGGGTTGAAAATGAGTGTCAGCTATGGCACTCGACGGGAGACGTGGGGGTGCGCTTGATCAGCGCCAACATCATCGAGCTACCCTGGACGAAGTTGCCATTGTGGTCGGCATCGCAGACCAGATGGCACTCGGTCCAGCCATTCTTATCGGTCGGCTGAACGTGCAGACCGAAGGCGAGGTAGTTGCTCGTGTCCGACCAGCGTTCGATTCGGATCTTGGCCGCTTCGAGCATGTCGGGATGGGCGGCGAGAGTTGCAAGGTCTTCGCAGCGGATAATGATTTGATACATGACTCAACCTTTGAGGAAGGGGACACGGGTCAGAGGAATGGTGAAATCACCGTGCCCCTGGCGGGAATTGGTCGGGTGACCGGCGATTCGATGTTCATTGATTGCATCTGGCCACACCTTATCACCGGTCAGGTCGAAGTCTGTGAAATTGAAGCCTTCGCCTGGGCGACGCCTGGGGTCCATATCGTATTCACGGACCCAGAACGACACGTCCGGGTCCTGATTGTCCGGGTGTCGCGCGCCCCGGATGGCGTCGATCAGCAGTTGCAGATCAGAGAGTTTCATTTCAGGACTCCTATCGACTATCGAAACTTGAGTATACCACACCTGAGATGGCGCGTCAAGTTATTGTTCACACTCGTCGCGCATCGGCTCGTCAGTCCCGTAGAACCAGGGGTCATCGCAGTACATATTCGGTCCGATTCGTCGGACCGGGCCGACGGGGCTCAGGACTTCGCATTCGTAATCAGTCTCGCAATTGATGTGGCCGGCGTAGACGGCGGCGTGACGGATCGCGATGGTGACGTCCTCGAATGTGTCCGTCTTCGTGGCCGCGACTGCGGCGATGCAGGCGACCAGAATCCAGCCGGCATTGATGATGACTCGCATGATTCACTCCACGCGCAGGATGGCGGCGTTGGCTGGATTTGACGGCGTGATCGTCAGGATGCCGCCATGTTCACGGGGCAGGATGATCTGGACGGCGAAGTACCCGTCCAGATCGATGGCGGGCATGATTTCATCGACTTGCTCTTCGGGTGTCATCAGGCCGGCTTCGATGAGGGCCGATTCGATTTCGATATCGCCCCATTCCTGGTCAACATTCTCGATGAAGTTGCGGCAGGCGACGTCGAGGCGAGGCGTGATCTGGATTTGCATGATGGGCTCCTATTGACTATGGTGTGATTAGAACACGGGGAGAGGGGCTGTCAAGCCCCCATCTTGGTGTCAGACCAGGGGCTTCCACTGCGCGAAGGCGGCGTCCAGGTCGGCCGCCTTGATGATCCCGGCCTTCAGGGCGTGACGGGCCTTATTCCGAAGATTCATCGACTGCTGGCCCGGATTCAGGGCGATATAGGGGTTCACGCTGGTCGTCAGACCCTTGTCGAAGAGCAGGCGACCCAGGCTGGCGACGACCTGTTCGCGGGTGTACTTGCCGCAAAGCATGGCCAGCGGGTCGCCATTGCAGAGGATGCCATTCGCGGCCTGGACGTAATTCTTGCGAGCGCTAACCAGGGCCAGCATCGGACCGCTGTAGCGGGTCTTCTCTTCGGGAACGACCATCTGCTCGGCCACGTACGCCTCGATCGCCTCAGGGGTAGCCTTGTCGCCCAGGATGGCGACGGCGTCCACGCGAAGGGTCGCGCGCATCAGTTCGAGCTCGCCGTCACGCTTGGCGATCTGCTCGGCGATGCTGGGCTCGATCTTGGGGGTGGCCGCCTCAGGCGCAGCCGGGAGGTCCTTGATGGGTTCTTGCTTCGCGGCCTGGGCTTCGGCCTTCTTCGTCTCGCGAAGGGCCTTGCGGCTGGCCGCTTTGCGTTCCTTGTCGGCCTGGGCCTGGGCGGCGATTTCAGCCGGCGACTTGTTCAGGGCCTTGACCGGCTGACGGGCGCGGGTCTTGGGGGTTTCGGTCTGGGTGGCGTTCGCCATGGTGGGCTCCTATCGACTATCGGCGGGTTGTGGACCGCTGCGGGCTTGCCTCGATCCATGTTGGGATTAGAACACAGCCCGGAGGGCTTGTCAATGGGTCCAGGGACATCGGAGTGTCACGAGGTGTATCAGATGTGACGGGGCGTGGATACTGGCTCACTCCATGAGCCACCCCCCCTCCTGAGGAGCCCCCCCCCTCCTGACACAGATCTGTGACAGCTGTCACGGCCGGACATAGGTGTATCAGAGTGTGACAGGGCGAGGAGGGGGGGCTCCACCGGGGGGAGGGGGTATATGTGGAGTGGGTATCGCCCCGGGGACGAGAGATACTCCCCCCACCACTCCTGCCTCTCCCCCATATCAGAGAGAGAGTGTGGGGGACGGACGGATGGCGGACCCCAGCTACGCGCGGAGTGACGGATATGGCCATGGACCAGGAGTGGTGGGGGGAGTATCCCCCCCCGCACAGACTGTCACAGGAGACACAGCCTGCCACAGGGGCGGGGATGGCTGGCACGGGGGTTGCTTAGGTATATGGGTTGTTGTCGCGCCATGCCCCAGACAGGACGGCTTTCAGCACCCAGGGGGAATCGGTGGACCAGATCGTGCCGATCGGGTATCCGTGGTGTTGGCCTTCGACGACCTCGAAGGTGGTTCGGGCGCCGCGGATCGCGACGACACGGCAGGTATGGACCACGCCGGGCTGGGTGTGGATCTGGTGCGTGCCCTTCTTCGCGGCTTCGATCGCCATGCGGCGCTTCGCGGCTTCGGTGCGGGTCGATCCGGGGGTGGTGCGGGACACGGTGGGCTCCTATCGGTTATCGGCGGCGGGGCCTCTCCCCATCGCCATAAGGCTATTATACCACCGGCACGGGCTATCGCAATACCCCTGAGCCATAAACGTGTTAATAGCTTAGCGCCTTGCGATAGCCCGTGCCTATTACCAGGGCCAGCAACACGGGACCGCGTGCGCCCGCACGCGTAGCAAGCCCTGTGCCAGGACAGCGAAGTAAGTGACCACTGACCCTTCGCCCCGGGCCATGAGCCGCAGTTAGCGCTCACTAACCCGCGAAGTAAGGACTCACTGACCTCGGCGCCCGGACGAAGTGTGCGCTCGCTTCGAATAGTGGGCAGGAGCAAGGGCGCCGCGAAAAAAGGGGTATACTCACCCGGTTCTTTCGCGACGAAACTATATTCACGATAGGGGGGTCACGCAACTCGTCCTTCTCCTCTTCTTCTAAGCTACTTCTCCCTCGTTTCCAGCCGTGCTATACTCCGCGCCAGATATGGACACCTTGCCCGCGACAACTGACATGAGCGACATCGTTCGCCTGCTTTCACCGCAGGAAGAAGCATTCGTTCTCGCGTACATCGAACATGGCGGCAATTCCGCTGCCGCGTACAAGGCATCGTTCGGTGAAGACGCTGAATACGCCACAGCGCAGGCATCCATACTCTTGCGGCGCCCTGAGGTATCCAGTCGTATTCGTGAGTTGAACGACACAATCGCTGAGGCGGCTTGTTTGTCGTTGGCGGCCCATATGCAGCAGCTTGCCGAGATTCGGGATGTGGCAAAAGCCCAAGGGTCCCTCAAAGTATCGTTGGCGGCTGAAGTGAAGCGTGGAGAGGTTGCCGGTCTTTATGTCGGTAAGACTGGCGCGGCAGTTGTGGTCAATAACAACTCAACCCCGCAGCCCGACCGACTCACAAGATTGGCGAGCCGTCTGACCAATTTGAATTCCAAAAGTTCCGATGCCGTCGACGTGCAAGCGCGTGTCATTGGCGAGGATGAATGATTCCCAACCGCCGCAAGGCATTTTTGAAAGACGACCATGCTCGAAGAATTCCTGAAGTGGCTCCAGCCCGAACACGCCGAAGCGGGCCGCGCCTTGCTCGTCAACATCCTGTCCCGGCTCGAGGCGCTGGAGAATGCAGTCGCGCCCCCGCAAGAGCAACCCGCACCCAAGGCGGACTGATCATGCAAATCGGTTCCGTTCAAAAGACGTCAGGGGAAACAAGGAAATTCTCCTGGAACTTGGCGTCGCCCGCCCTTGCCGCTGGAGAGGCGATTTCTTCGGCCACGGTGACTTGTGCGGTATGGTCCGGAACCGATGCTTCACCATCTTCGATGATCAGTGGGTCGGCGACCGTTTCAAGTACGACGGTGACCCAGACTATCGTCGGTGGGATAGCCGGGAACATCTACCTGTTGACGATCACCGCAGTGACGTCGGCGGGTCAGACGCTCAAAGCAACATCATATCTGGCGATCATCGACACCCCGATCTGATATGCCGAAAGTTCGCTGGCTTGACCGTCGGATTGCCAAGCCCGGTCCCCATCTCGCCCTGTGCCTGTCGGAAGACGAGTTCCGGGCCGCGCTCAGGCACCTGAAGTGCAAGGAGCAGGTCCAGTTTCTGGGGCCGCATGCCGACGCCACAACGACCACGCTCACGAAGGACGACCGGCTTTGCTGCATCATCAGTATGGGCGACACGGCCGAGCGCACGCCGGTCGAGATTGCCGGGCTGCTGATCCACGAGTCAGTACATGTGTGGCAAGCTTACGTTGATGCAATGGGCGAGCGCAACCCGGGCGCCGAACAGGAGGCGTACGCCATTCAGGCCATTGCACAGGAATTGTTAGCCGAGTACGCGCGTAGGATCGGTCAGGTTTGATATGCAAACTGAGCGTGTAAAGCTAACAGCCGCGCTCATCGAGTCGTTTGCAGGGGCTTATCTTAGCCCCATGTACGACAATCCCCAGCCGACTCCGCAATTCCATCGGGACGCTTGGGACCTATACTGCACCGAATGGGACCTCTGTTCGGTAATCGCGCCGCGCGAACATGCGAAGTCGACGGCGTTGACCCATGATTACATTCTTGCGACTATCCTGTTCCGTGAGCAAGACTATGTCGTGGTGGTTTCTGCCACTGAAGAACTTGCGATCGGGCATTTGGGCGACATCGCCAAAGAGTTGCGTGAGAACGAAGATCTGATTGCGGACTTCGGCATCAAATGCCTGATCGTCGACGCAAAGACTGACGTTGTTGTCGAGTTCGAAGATGGTCACCAAGCGCGCGTGATTGCCCGTGGATCGGGTCAGAAAATGCGCGGACTCAAGTGGAATGGTAAGCGGCCCGGCCTGATTGTGGGCGATGACCTGGAAGAAGATGAACAGGTCGAGAACATGGACCGCCGCGTCAAGTTCCGCAAATGGGTCTACCGGGCTCTGTTGCCGTGTCGACGCCGTGGTGGTAAGGTTCGAATCCACGGGACAGTGCTTCATGAGGATTCAATACTATCCAGAATACAAAAATCGGCAGCTTGGAAAGTCAAGAAGTTCAAAGCGCATACCGCTTTTGATGATTTCACGGACATTCTGTGGCCCGAGCAATTTCCCGTCGAACGTCTAAAAGCCATTCGGCAATCCTTTGTCGATGATGGCGACGCTCCCGGATATTCTCAGGAATATCTCAACGACCCATTCGATAATTCTCAGGCATATCTCCGAAAGTCCGACTTTCTTCCGATGGACGAAGAAGACCGCAAGAGGGCCAAGACGAAGGCTGTCGGGTGTGACTTCGCTGTTTCGAAAGCAGATAAAGCCAATCGGACCAGTTTCACAGTCGGCGGAAAATGTTCTTATAACCTTGTGAGTATCATCGATCAGTACGTCGGACGTCTAGACACCCTCGAGTGGGTTGATCTGATGTTCGACATTGAAGATCGATACCATCCGGACACGTGGTTCGTTGAAGGTGGGGTCATCTGGTCATCTGTATGGCCGATGATAAGGCGCGAAATGCAGGTTCGAGACACTTGGATGAATTTTGTAGTAATCCAACCGACCAAGGACAAGGCGGCTCGAGGCCGCCCGTACCAAAAGCGGATGCGGGCGGGCGGTATGCGTTTCGATAAAGAGGCTGAGTGGTATCCGGCATATGAGGCCGAGAATCTTCGATTCACCGGGACCGGTGACGCGATTCAAGACGACCAGTTTGACTCCACCGCTATTCTCGTAAAAGGCTTCGATCTGATTCCTGAAGTTGAAGAAGAAGATTTCGAGGATGATGAAGAGTTCGAAATGCGAAACCAAGATCCCCGTGTAGTGGCGGGGCGATCAACTGTGACGGGGTACTGAAAATGGCTAAATCAAGTGCGAAAGCGGTCGTTAGATCTTCACAATCTCGTGAAGAAAAGAAATGGCAAGCCCAAGACGACTTGAGAACACTTCAACGAGCCCAGGAAGTGCAAGCGGACAGCCGTAGAATGGCCGCTGTGACTCGTGAAGCAAAGGCCCAGATGGCCGCACTCGCTAAGGTGAAAAAATGAATCTCATGAACCACATCACCTTGAACAAGAAGGTGACGGAATCCCCGAATATCACGGGAATGTTCAAGCCTGAAGATCTGGGGGCCATCGCCACCACGGTATGGGATGGGTACGACAAGGACAAGCGTTCCCGATCTGCGTGGGAACAGCGCATGGACGCTGCCATCAATTTGGCAATGCAGTACACCGAGCAAAAATCGTTCCCGTGGCCCGGCGCGTCAAATGTCGCGTTTCCGTTGGTTACCATTGCGGCGCTCCAGTACCATTCGCGCGCATACCCGGCCATCATCCCTGGTCGGAATATCGTGCGGTGTCGAGTGGTGGGCGATGACCCACAGGGGGAAGAAGTTGCTCGAGCCACTCGCATCGGCGAGCACATGTCATTCCAGATGATGGATGAAAGTGAGGATTGGGAGGCGGGCATGGACCGTTCCTTATTCATTCAAGCCATTGTCGGATCAGTGTTCAAGAAAACATACCGTGACGGCATGAAGCGGTGTAATACGTCGGACGTCGTGCAGGCGAAAGATTTGGTGTTCGACTATTACGCCACTTCTGTCGAGGCATGCCGGCGCAAGACTCATGTCTTTACGTTGTGGCGAAATGACATCCATGAAGGCGCTATGGCGGGGGTGTATGCCGATGTGCGTAACGAAGCGTGGTACGCTTCCCCGGCTGTGACGAAGCATGATGAAACGGACGCCGCCCGGGACAGTCGGCTCGGAACAAACCCACCTCAATCGGACGAGTCCACGCCGTTCACCATTCTTGAGCAGCATGTATGGTTGGATCTGGATGGTGATGGTTATGAAGAGCCGTGGATCATCTCTATGGAGTTCAACTCCAAGAGAGTCATCCGAATTGTCGCTGGCTGGGATAAATGGTCCGACGTTCAACTCACTGAAACTGGTGAAATTGCGAGGATTACCGCCACGCAGTATTTCACCGGATATGAACTGATCCCCTCTCCGGATGGCGGTGCTCTTGGCCTGGGGTTCGGCATCCTTCTCGGACCACTGAATGCCAGTGTTGACTCGATCGTTAACCAGCTGATCGATGCTGGTACACTCTCCAACACGGCCGGCGGCTTCATCACACGTGGTGCCAAAATTCGCGGCGGGAATATGTCGTTCGCCCCGATGGAGTGGAAGCGCGTTGATGTCACTGGAGATGACCTCAAGAAGAGCATTTTTCCGCTGCCTGTTCGTGAACCGTCGATGGTTTTGTTTCAACTTCTGGGCCTGCTGATCGAGTACACCAACAAGGTTTCCGGGGCCACAGACATGCTTACGGGCATGAACCCGGGCCAGAATACCCCTGCGTACACGACCGACCAAATGGTCGAGCAAGGGATGAAGATCTATTCCGCTATTTTCAAGCGCACGTGGCGTTCGTTGCGCAGCGAGATGCAGAAATGGGCTCGACTGAACTCGATTTACATTGGCTCGTCGAATATCACCTATTGTGATGGAAAGATCATCAAGCCTACGGATTATTCCGGGGATTTGTCGAGGATCATTCCGATCGCAGATCCGAATGTGATGTCCCAGCAGCATCGGTTCCAGCGCGCCATGGAATTGAAGCGCGCTGCGTCGACCACGCCCGGGTATAACGTGGAAGAAGTTGAAAAGAGGTTCCTGCGCGCACTGGACATCGAAAACATTGATCTGATCTATCCTGGGGCGTCCAAGACCGGTGGGATGGAGAATCCGAAGGTCGAGATTGAAAAGATGAAGGCGCAGCTGAAGCAGCAAGAACTTCAGTTGAATGCGCAGATGTTCGCCGCCGAACTCATAGAAACTCGGCGACTGAATCAAGCCAAGATTCTCCAACTTGAAGCCTCGGCCGCAAAGCTCATGGCCGAGGCCAACGGCGCTGAAATTGGACACGAAATTGCAGCGTTCGAAGCTGCAATCGGAGCGTTGAAGACGCATGATGATACGCTCCGTGGTCACGTTGACATGCTTCTCAAAGGAATGAAGACACATCATGAAATCACAACCAACCCAACCCCAATTCAGTGAGGCCGAGTTCACTGAATGGAAAGAGCACCCGGTCACCAAGGCGTTTATGAAATGGGCGGCTGATTCCAGGACCGCGATCATGGACACCTGGGCGAATGGCGGATACAAAGATTCTGATGGGTTTGTCGCGGCCCAGATGAATACTGACGCCATGGCCAGAGCGCAAGTTCTGGCTGCGATTCAAGAAATCACTCTCGAAGACATCGTGGAGAAGCAAGATGCCTGAAGTCAAGAACACCAGTGGCCTGAAACCCCTTGGATGCACTGTGCTTATTGAGCACTACGAACCTGAACGCGTCGGGGGGATGATTTTCATCCCTGAGAACGTTCAGAGCCGAGTTTTGCTTGTCGAACAACGTGCGGTGGTCATTGAAGTTGGCCCTGAATGTTGGAAGGATGAGTCTGCCCCGCGAGCAGTTCCGGGCGACCGTGTTCTGATCGCCAAGATGGGCGGATACATGGCTGTCGGTCCCGCGGACGGTAAGCAATATCGAATCGTCAATGACCGTGACATTTTCGCGGCCATTTCTCAGGAGTAAGACATGCCTGCTGATCAAACCACTGATCAAATCGTCGATGCCCCCGACGCAGAGATTGAGGCTCGTGCCCGTCAAATGGGGTGGCATCCGAAATCTGAATTCAATGGCGATGACTCGAAATGGGTCGATGCAGCAGAATTCGTGCGGCGAGGCGAAGAAGTTCTTCCGATTCTTCGTCATACCAATCGCCGCCTTGAAGAGCAGTTGCGTACGCAAAACGCTGAACTGGACAAGATGCGCGGCCTTATTGCGGCCGGTCAAGAATCGATCGCGGCATTGCAGGAGCACCAGGCCGAAGCGCTACAGCGCGCTACCGAAAAAGCTCGCCGTGAACTTCTGGCCGAGTTGAAGGCAGCGAAGCGCGACGGGGATGTAGACCGTGAGGTTGAAATCACGGATGCACTGGACAAGGTGCGTACCCAAGAGTCTGAAATTGCGGCTGTTCGCGAAGGACTCAAGCGTGCCCCGGCCCCGGCCCCGGCTTCGAAGCCCGAGCAAGATACGCCGCCTCCCGAATTGGCCGCGTGGATGGCCGACAATCCATGGTTCGGGAATGACCAACGTAAAACCCAACGGGCGTTGGGCATTGCGCAGGAATTGCGCTCGTACCCAGAGTATGATACACTCGCGCCCAGAGAGTTTTACGACAAAGTCGTGGAAGTGATGGAGCAGCGCTCAGGAACCCGGTCTGCTGCCTCAAAGGTTGGCAATGGCCGGCCGGCACACGCCGCCCCCGCGTCCGACGCTCCAACATACGACAATCTCCCGGCAGAAGCCAAAGCAGCCTGCGACCAACAAGCAAAGAAACTGGTCGGTCCCGGGCGGGCGTTCAAGGATGTCGCCGCATGGCGCGCTCAGTACGCCCAAACTTTCTTCGCCACCAAGTAAGGAGATATCACATGGCCACGTCTAAGTCTGTTGGCGATAAAGCCACTCCCAAAGACAAAATCGCAGAACAGCGCAAGCGGACCCCGATGTCGTTGCCGACGCAACGCCTCGAAGTCCCAGAAATTCCCGGCTACCACCTTCATTGGATGAATGGCTCCAAGCAGCGCATCGCGCAAGCGCTGCAGGCCGGGTACCAGTTCGTGAACATCGATGAAGTCGATGCCTCCCACGCAAGTCTGGGTTCGGCTATCGGGTCTATCGGGTCCACGGACCTAGGAAGCCGGGTCAGCGTTTCGGCTGGAAGCGGAGTTGATCCCGATGGTTCCGAAGTTCGACTTTATCTGATGAAAATCCAGGAGGAATTCTGGAATGATGATCAGAAAAAGCTCGAAGAGAGGAATGAGCAGATCGCTGCGGCTCTTCGCGGTGGGAATTCTACCGAAACCAATCCTCATGGCGTGGAAAATCGGTATATCCCCGAAGGGTCGCGTGCAACGATGCGGAATCTCTTCACCCCCAAACGAAGGAGTAGTTGATGCCCAACGTCAACAAGCCCATGGGACTGCGCCCGGTTCAATACCTGAATGGCGCTCCCTGGTCCGGTCAAGCCCGGATCTACAGCATCGTGGCGAACTATGCCACGGCCCTGTACCTCGGTGATCCCGTCATTTCGTCCGGCACTGCCGATACGAATGGCGTTCCCGGCATCGCTATCTACGGCGGTACCGGCGCGATTCGCGGTGTCATCGTGGGCCTGGGCAAGAGCGAAACCGCGATGGTCAATCCGTCGAACCTCGACATCACCTACCGGCCGGCGTCCGATCCTGCCGTTTGGTACGCAATGGTGGTCGATGATCCCAATGTGCTGTTCGAGGTCCAAGAGAACTCCAACGGCACCCAGATCGCGGCGACCGAAATCGGCCTGAACACGGTGCTGAAGTCCGGTACGGGCAATGGTTTCTATTCGGGCTGGCTCCTGTCCAGTGTCACCGATGCGACGCCTGCGACGACCGCAACTCTCGCCGTTCGCCTGATGGGTCTGGTCCGTCGGCCCGACAACGCGTTCGGTGCTTACGCCAAGCACCTGATCAAGATCAACGTGCACGAACTCGGCTCCGGCACCGGCGCCGCTGGCGTGTAATCGCTCAAGGAGTGAACCATGTCAGGCGTCATCAATACCGGGTCCCATCCCAAGCTCCTTTGGCCCGGCGTCCATGCCATCTGGGGCCAGGTCTACAACGAACACGCGACCGAGTACACGGATCTGTACAACATCGAGGACTCGACTCGAGCCTACGAGCAAGATGTGCAGGTCACTGGGTTCGGCCTTGCCCCTGTGAAGGGCCAGGGCGCTCCGACCCAGTACGACAGTGAAGCTCAGGGCATGGTGACAACGTATACCCACATCGCGTACGCGCTGGGTTACATCGTCACCCACGAAGAGCTGAAGGACAACCTCTACGAGGAAGTCTCGATGCGGCGCGCGAAGGCCAACGCGTTCTCGATGCAGCAGACCCTGGAAAACGTCGGTGCGTTCCTGTACAACAACGCGTTCAGCACGACCTACTTCACGACCGCTGACGGCGTGGCCCTGGGTTCGACTGCCCACGTGAACGCGACCGGCGGTACGTACAGCAACGTCCTGAACCCGGCCGCCGACCTCAGTGAAGCCGCACTCGAAGACATGTGTGTCCAGATCATGGGCACGCAGAACGATCGTGGCCTGCTGATCAACATCATGCCGCAGTCGCTTCACGTGCCGCGTCAAGAGTGGTTCAATGCGAATCGGATCATGAAGTCCGTGCTTCAGTCCGACACCGCGAACAACAACATCAACGTGCTGAAGGCAACCAATGCGTTCCCTGGCGGCATCAAGATGAACCACTACTTCACGGCGCCGCATGCGTGGTTCGTGCGTACGAATTGCCCGCAGGGCATGACCCTGTTCTGGCGTGAACGGCCTGAATTCGGCCAAGACAACGACTTCGACACCAAGAACGCCAAAGCCGCGTCCTACATGCGACTTTCGGTCGGTTGCACCGACCCGCGTGGCATCTTCGCGTCGAACGGGCCGTAAGACAGCCCGCGAGTAGCGCCGCTCTGATGGTGTCAAGGGGGTGGAAAGCCCCCATTCCTTTGAGCCTCAATCAGGCGTCTATGACGCAAAGGAGCCCTAGATGGGTACGCCAGCTCGATTCAGCAATGGTGTCAACAACGTGTCCGCGATTGCGTCTTCGCGCAATCTCCCGGTCCCAAACCCGTTGGTCATCGCGTCCGAAACCAACGACTTCCACCGGTACACCGCTGCCGATTGGACTGTCACCAACACCACCACTCACTACACCATTGGTCTGGTTGCGGCCGCAGCTGCCCGGCCCGGGGGCGGGTGGCTCGGCATCGTTGCGGGCGGCGCAACCGTCAACACCGATGTCGGCGCCGTTCAGATCAACCCGTTGTCGACGTACTTCACGACGTCGCAAGAAATGTGGTTCGAGGCCAAGATCCTGCTGGCCAATGCCACGAATGAGCAGGTCATGATCGGGGTCGGTGCGTCGGCGGCCGCGGTTGCGCCAACTGATGGCATCTATTTCAGCAAGGCTGCCGGCAGCACGTCGATCGATTTCACCATCCGCGCCGGCAGTTCGTCGACCACTGCATCGGCCGTGGGAACCGCGACGACGAGTGCCATGCGTTTTGCGGCGTACTATAACGGCAAAGACGCGGTGGATGCGTACATCGACGGTGTGAAGGTGTACTCGCAGACAACCCTCACAAATCTTCCGGCTTCGGTGGTGATGGGGATGTTCGCCGCGATCAAAGCTGGGGCCACTGCCCCGACCGGCGCTGGACTCTACGTCGACTACCTTTCCGTGTCCCAGCGCTGCTCGGGCCGTTAATGAGGAGCCATCATGGCCAACTCATTCACGACCCAAACACTGCTCGATGGCCCGCGAAATCTGGTCGTTAAGCTGGTCGGCATTCTCGACACATCGAACCTGGCCTCGACGCTGGCCGTCGATGTGTCGACATTTTCAGGGGCTCCTTCGCTGGTTCGCATTGACGGCATCGACTACTCGATCGCTGACCAGTTGGCGGTCCAACTGTATTGGGACGCCACAACCGATGTCCCGATTGTGAATCTGGCAGGCCGCGAAGATGTCTGCTATAAGGAAATCGGTGGGTTGACCAATAATGGGGGGACAGGTGTCACCGGGGACATTCTGATCCAAACCACTGGTTGGGCATCGGGCACCCAGGGGTTCACGATCATCTTGAGCATGGTCAAGACGTTGTGACCTACCCCCACTACATTGTAGATAGCCCCCCACTTACATTATTGGTCGACACGACCGGGGTGTATGTGGGGGACGCCCTCGCAGGAACTGCCACGAGTGACTCCACCTGGAGGATATTCAAGGTAGAAAATTCTGCGGGGGCTGTGTCTATAAAGTGGGCGGGGGGCGTTCAGACTTTTACCCACGTGTGGGACGATCGCGCTGCTTATACCTATTCATGAGCGCCTTCAAACTCGTCTCAATGCTGAATCCGACCGTCGTGTTGACGGCGGGGCCGGCCATCTCTGCGGGAACTTCTTCGCAAGGGGTGGGAACCATTGTCTTCTCCAATTCGAATGGCATCTCTTTCGGGATGGATGGAGGAGTCGTAACAGCAAGTGCGGCGGGCGGTGGTGGCGGTGGGGCTGATGGCGGCAATACCCTTGCCGCTGGCACGCAGACGGCGGGGGCAAGTGCCCTCGTTGTTTTTTCAAATTCGAACAATGTCACGTTCGGGATGTCGGGGTCTAGCCGGATCACCGCGTCTGCCTCTTTCGCGCAGTCCGTCCAGACCCAGGCGTCTGGCAACATCGCCGGCATCGGGTACACGTCGACAACGCAAGCCGGGTCTACTGTAGGTCTGACCCATAACACGGCCGGTATTTCCGCGGCGTGGCCCCCATTCATCACCACGTTCGCCGCCCAAACAACCCAGACGCAGCCTGCGGGTAATATTGCGGGGGCGGGGTACACGAGTACGACGCAAGGTGGGTCAACTGTCGGGGCCACCCACGACAGTAATGGTTTGTCCATAGCGTGGCCATCGTTCATTACGACCTACGTCGGGCAGACGACCCAGACCCAGCCAGCCGGGAATATTGCCGGCGTGGGGACGACTTTTGGTGGTACCAATGTTTCGGGGTCAATGACTCTGAATACAGATGGGTTGAACCTTGCTTTGTCCGTTGCGCCGGGCGGTGGTGGCGCAGCTGATGGTTACAACATTCTGGCTGCCGGAACACAGACCGCTAACACGACCGGCACTGTTGCATTCCTGAACTCTAATGGCCTGACCTGGGGTATGTCTAATAGCTCGCAAATTACAGCGAGCTATTCTCAGTCGACCCATTCCCATTCAACGGCCCCCGGTGGTATCGCGGCTGGGACACAGACCGCAACCAGTGGAACTGTCGTCTTTGCTGACTCGAATGGCGTGACATGGGGGATGTCTGGTTCGTCGCAAGTAACAGCGTCCTACAGTCAGTCCACGCACTCCCACGCCACCTTCGTCGGGGGGGTTGCCGCCGGCACCCAGACCGGCACGAGCGGGACCGTCGTCTTCTCGAATTCCAACGGCATCTCTTTCGGGATGTCTAATAGCAGCGTTGTCACGGCTTCGCACAATGGCCTGACGACTGCCCGCGCATCGAATGACGCCATCGGACTGAATACGGCGCAGTCCAACGTCACATGGACTGTCAATAGTTCTGGTCTTAGTCTTGATGCGCGAGGCTATGCAGGCACCGGGACGACGTTTGCAGGCACCAATGCTTCAGCGAGCATCACGCAGAACAGCGCCGGCATCAATCTAGCCCTGAGCGTGGCTGCAGGCGGTGGCGTTACTCCTGTCGCAAGCGCCTCGAACGGTTCTTTCTTATTCACAACGCTGGGATTCTCCAACGCGAACAACGTCACCTTCGGTACTTCGGCTGGCGGCATCATCACGGCGAGTGTCGCGGCCCCTGGCGCTGCCGCTGAAAACAACTGGGTCAATCTGCTTGGAGCAAACACCGCAGGCAATACCACTGCCAGCGGGTCTACTATCGGCTATAGCGGGATTAATCTGACGCTGTCTGGTACGAATGGCAGCGTGGTGAACATCAGCGCCCCAGCAACGTCTAGCATTGTTGGTGCTAGTGGCATCTCGCTAAGTTCCAACGGATCAACCATGTCTGTCTACATGGCTCCGGTGTGCAGTTTCTGGCCTCCGCAGCCACTTCCGCTTGCATCATCGTCGATGAACAGTGGTACATCAGGCGCTACTGGAGGAAGTTTCCAGACGACAGCATCACTCTATGTCTCCCCGATGCAGATATGGGCACCGCTCACATTCGGGGAAGTCGAACTTGTTGTCAGCCACGGCGCACTCAGCGCAGGCACCGGCTCCGGATCGATTCTGCACGCAGTCGGCCTGTACACGCTCAATGGCGGCACGGCGCTTTCACTCGTTTCTAGTTTCGAGTTCAATGCGCTCGTAAGTGTTAGCAGCGCAACGGCAGTTTCGGCGCACTTCTACTGGGGCACTAATAGCACATCAAATAGCACCAGTATTGGTGGCAACGTCAGCGCATCACTGACAGGTGTGAGACAGGTAAAGCTTTACGACAGCACCGGAGCGTTGACTCCTGGTGATTATTGGATCGCCCATGCATATACAGCGCGCTCCAGTTCTGTGAACGTGTTAACGTCGTTCGCTACCGGAATGTTTCTGTCGCAGTCTCAGACGAACTTGGTGCTGAACTACTTCGGCAACAACACAACTGCACCAACGCAGCGGCATATCGGACAGGTATCGACGACGCAGAACAACGCTAATTCGCTTGTTTTCCAGATGCCAACAAGCATCAACACGACTGCAATCACCAATACAGGCGGCACGTCGCAGCATCGGTATAACGTGCCTCGGTTATACGTCTGATGGCTACCATCGCGACACTGCCTTTGGCCACATATCAGGTTGGCACGACAACAATACCGGAATTCGCTATCAGCGACGCTCTAACAGTCATGTCCGCCTCGTGCCAGCGCAATACCACGGCTGACCTGACAATCTGGCCGCTGTCGACCACGAGTATCAGCGTTACACTGGATTTTTGGGATGGCGCGCAGTGGGTCGTTGGCGTCTTCAGGTGGTCCGACACTGGCGGATTGCGGCAGTCACACGGTGCGGATGTGCCTAGGAGTTATGCAATCTGGCCTCTGCCAGAGGGCGTCGGTAGGAAATTGCGTGGATCGGTGACAATCTCTGGCGGAGCGGTGAGAACGTCAGCAACGGTAGACGGGACGTGACATGGCTACGTTCCGTAATGCGTCATCGGTGAGCTTTTCGGCTGCCTCCTCAAGCATCACGAAGCCAACATCGCTCGCACAAGATGATGTGCAACTAGCATTCATCACGGCAGATGGAACAGCGGCAAACCTGAGCATTTCCGGCGGTGCAACGTGGACTCAGATCGGCACAACGCAGACAGTCAGCAATGGCGACACGGCGAGAGTAGCGCTGTACAGGCAAGTGGCCGGCGCCTCAGAACCTGCGAGCTACACAGTAAGCAACAGCTCATCGACGCCATGTTCGTGTGTATTGGTGGCGTATTCAGGCGTTGACACGACAAGCCCAATTGCTGCGCAACTGGCGACGAATCCGAACAGCGTTAGCCCGCCGGCAAGCCCTGTAAGCATCGCGGCGAGCGCTATCACGACGACAGCGGCAAATCAGACAGTTGTGTGGTTCGGCTTTGTCGACTGGAACACCAGCACGGCGGCTGCGTTCACCGATCCATCATCAACAACACGCAGAGCGGTGCAAACACCCGCTCAGTTCTCGTGCGCCCTTGCGGTGGATTTCGTTCAAACTACTGCCGGTACGACTGGCACGATTACCGGAACGGGCACTCTGGCAGCAGCGGCCGGAAACTTTGTTGCGTGGCTGGTTGCTCTTCTAGATTTGACGCCACCAGCAACGTATAGTGTCGCGTGGATCAAAGCATGACACCACAAATCATCAGCAGTTACGACGGCGGCGCACATAACGCCGACCTGAACGCGACGGTTTCGCGCATCACGCAAGAGCGCGGGTACAAAGACTTGTCATGCATCCAGATCATGCCTGGTTTTGGGCAAATCCCGACCAAGTGCGTGGCGAGCTGGATGAACATGCCGACCCCACCTAATGGCAAGTTCACCCGCATTTGGCCTGTTGCAATGGAGGTTGGAGAAGCGTTCTCGGCATCGATTGAGTCAATCCTTGCCCATCCGGACCTGTCAAAGTGGAAGTACATCCTCACGCTTGAGCATGACAACATCCCGCCCAGTGACGGGATCGTGCGCCTTCTGAGGCAGATGGACGAACACCCGGAATTCGCAGCCATTGGTGGCCTGTACTTCACCCAGGGTCCGGGCGGCGTGGCGCAAATCTGGGGTGACCCGGCTGACCCGGTGCTGAACTTCCGGCCTCAACTCCCCAAGGTTGACACGCTGCAAGAATGCTGTGGGACTGGAATGGGGTTCACCTGCTTCCGCCTCGATATGTTCAAGGACGAGAAGCTGCGCCGGCCATGGTTCAAGACGCTAGACGGGTCGAACGGTAATGGCGTCGGCACTCAAGACCTGTATTTCTGGGGCGATGCGCGCAAGCACGGATATCGCTGTGCCATCGATACATCGATCAAGGTCGGCCACTACGACCTAACCGGCGCCCGCGGTGGCATTGAGGATTTCACGTGGTAAAGATCAAACTTAGAGAAACAGTGCACTGCGACCAGCGGCACTGGATGCTTAACGAAGGCTGGAGAACGGTTATTGCCGAGAAAACGGTCGAGGTGCCTTCCATCGAAGCCGTCAAATTCGTCCACACGCAGGTAAATAAAGGGCTTTTTTCGGATACGACGCGAACCTTTGACGCGGTCAGATATGGTGATGATGTTTATGCATTGTCATTCGACACAAAGACGGGGGAATGGGTAGGCGAAAAGGAAAGCTACTCACCTTCTCAATCAATGTATTGCGTTGACTACGTTTCCGATGCTTTTGCGGCGGCTAATGCAAAAGGGTTTAAGGTGGTCATGGCTACTGGCCCACGGGGGAAGTGATGAAGCTCGACATCGGCTGCGGAAAGAACAAGCGCGCAGGGTTCATCGGGGTGGATCAGTACCCGATGGACGGGGTGGACATCGTTTTCGATGTGGCCGACCCGGTTGATTCGATCACTGATCCGCTGATGCGGCGCGTTGCCCGTCTAGTTGGATGCGAGTACAAGCGCTGGCCATGGGAAGACAATTCTGTCGACGAGGTCAACTGTTCGCACTTCCTCGAACATCTGTCCGCACCGCAGCGCTGCCACTTCTTGAACGAGCTGTGGCGTGTAATGAAGCCTGGGGCGAAAGCGACCATCACTACGCCCTATTGGAGAAGTAGCCGCGCCTACGGCGATCCAACGCACCAATGGCCCCCTGTCGGGGAGATGTTTGAATACTACCTCTCGCGTGATTGGCGGGCTTCTCAGGCCCCGCACACCGATGTAAAATGGAATTCTGACGGCTTGAACTGTAATTTCGAGTCCACCTGGGGATATATCATGAAGCAAGAGCTTTTGACCCGAACCCAGGAATTCCAGCAGTTCGCATTGACATATTTCTGCGAAGCTGCCCAAGACATGATCGCAACTTTGACCAAGCGGGGTTGATATGACCATCACTGCCGGAAATCTGTTGAACATCCAGGACACCATCATCGCGGTGCAGCTTTTGCTGTCCGGGAAAATGGACAAGCCACTCGCTGAACTTCGAGAGGCGTACGAAAAGGAGAATACCGCCAGCCGCGCCGAAATGGCTCGCTTCGAAGCTGAATCCATGGCCCGAATTGCTGAGGTCCGCAAAGAGGCCGAAGGACTAGCCGAGGATACCCGGAATGCGACGGCCCGGCTTGAAGCTGAGGATCGGCGGATTCAGGCCGCTAATGTTGAACTGCTGAAAGCCCAAGCCGAGTTGGCTGAGGCGAAGGAGGCGTTCGAGGCCGCAAATGTGGCTGTCGCAGAGGCCAACGCTGTCCGTGAAGTGCACTTTGGGCAGCGCCAAAGCGCTATCGAATCCGCCGAACTCGCGAACCAAGTTGAGGCGGGTCGGTTGGCCGAAATGCGCAAAGACCTCGAAGCTCGCCTCGCTGCCATCAAGGCTGCCGCGGGGGTCTGATCATGACTGCCCCTGTTTCGTCGTACTCGGTGCAACAGATCATCCGGATGGCGTACATCGATGCGGGGCTGATTCAAGAGACAGATGAACCCAACGGGGACCAGTACGCAATCGGGCTGATTCGTCTCAATGACGTGGCTGTGTTGATGCAGACCCAGGGATTGAAACTCTGGTTAATGCAGGATGTTTCGGTCACCCTGGTTTCAGGACAATCAGTGTACGTGCTTTCTCCGGCCGGCGATGTCGTGATGACTAAGCCAACTCGAGTAGTGTACGGATATTACTTGGATTCCTCTGGTACGAACAAAAGGCCTTTGACCTCAATCTCATGGGAAGAGTGGACTCGGTTGCCGCCCGCGTCGACGGGCCAGATCAATTCGTATTTTGTCGACAAAAAGCAGACCTCTCTTTCAGTCAGTACTTGGCCAGTGCCAGATGCTACGGCTGCGGCAGGCACAATGCATTTGGTGGTCCAGAACCAGATGCCCCAAATGGTGTCTTTAACAGCGCAGCATGCGTTCCCAATGGAGTGGGGCATGGCGCTCCGGTGGATGCTTGCCGATGACATGTGTACAGGGCAGCCGCAACCCGTGATGGACCGGTGCGCCGCGAGGGCGGCACAATTTCGCACTGCCCTAGAAGATTGGGACGTTGAGGACACAAGTACATATTTCTCTGTTGACGATCGTTCCGGGTACGGGAACCACTGGCCATCATGAGACTTCCACTCGTAATCACCGCCATGAACCGAGATTCATCCACTGATCGGGATTCCCGGTTGGTGAATGGCATGGTGGAGTTGCATGGTGAAGAAGATTACGACATATACAAACGCCCGGGGTTTTCCCTCTATCAAGCGTCGGTCGGTACCGTCAACGGCAATGGGGTGACGAACTGGCTCGGGGACATCTACGCAATTTTTGGGGACACGCTATATAAGAATGGTGTTGCTGTAGCCGGCACTGTGAACACGGCGGGCGGCAGGTACACTTTCGATGCTATTCTTGGCGCAACTCCGAAGCTGTTTTTCAAAAACACTGCAAAAGCGTACACCTACGATTCTGGCGCCGGCATTGTCAATGTGACCGATGCTGACTACCCGTCGACCACTGTTCGCGGGTCTGTGTATATTGATGGGTATACGGTCGTCATGAATCCTACGGCCAACATCCAGACGTCGGCGTCCAATGACCCGACCGTCTGGGACCCTGCCGCTACCCTGGTTGCCCAAATAGAGCCTGATGCCGGGGTGGCGATCGCCAAACAACTTGTGTATGTGGTGGCGTTCAAATCGGATTCGACTGAGTTTTTCTATGACGCCGGAAACCCGACCGGCAGCCCTTTAGGTCCGGTGCAAGGCCAAAAAGTGTCAATGGGTTGTCGCCACGCTGATTCGATTGCCAATTCAGAAGGGGTATTGTTCTGGATCGCTAAAAGTCGGGCGTCGGGCGTGTCTGTTCGGATGATGTCTTCAGGTAAACCAGACCTGATTTCAAATGAATCGATCGACAGGTTGTTGAGAGCCGGAGATTACACGACGGTATATTCTTGGTGTACCAGAATCAATGGGCACCTTCTGTATGCGGTTACTCTGGCAGCGTCAAATTTGACCCTGGTTTACGACACGAAATCCAAACTATGGTACCAATGGACTGATTCAAGCGGAAATTATTTGCCGTATGTCGACATGACTTTTGATTCCAGTCAAAACGCTATATTCCAGCACGCCACGAATGGTGCGTTATACAAGCTGGATATGGCAAACACCACCGATGCGGGCAGTGTATTCCCCGTGGACATCTATACCCCCAATTTCGATGGTGGTACCAGATTCAAGAAGATGCTGAATCGCATAAACTTCGTGGCTGACCAAACACCGGGCAGCTCGTTGGGGCTTCGGGCCAGTGACGATGACTACCAGACTTGGAGTCAATTTCGTACTGTGGACATGGGGGTCACAACTCCCCATTTGATGAATTGCGGCACATTTCGTCGTCGCGCGTTTCATATCAGGCATCAGGCGGCGACCCCAATGCGTATCAAGTCTCTTGAGCTAGACATCCTGCGGGGCACGAATTAATGGCTTCGTTCACTCCACCCCCCACCTATGCGGATCCGGTCATATATGATCCGGTGACCGGCAAAAACGCATTCAACCCGATCTGGTTGAAATGGTTTCTGGACGTCGCCCAATTCATCTCTTCGAATGGTGGTACTTCGGGCACCATTGACCATGAAACCCTCACTGGACTTCAAGGTGGTGGTGCCAATGACCATTCTCATTTGACCGCATCGCAGTTGGCGTCATTGGTAACATTGATCGCGTTGACGTACACGGGAACGGGCACTGTTCTTGTCAAACAATCTTCGCCATCGATAGCAACTCCAACTTTCACAGGAGTTGCCCCGATTGTCAGTGACGCGGCGGCTCTGTTAAAATCTGCGGTAGCCATGAATAATGGGGCGGCAGCGGCGGCTGGTACATTGCTTAACGCCCCCGTAGCCGGAAACCCGACTAAGTGGGTCCCGTTCGATGACAACGGAACTCTTCGATATTTCCCTGCTTGGTGAGGTAAGTCATGGCTTTTGGCGGTGCTCTCGGTAATTTCGTTTACCACGAACTGTTTTCTCCCATTGTTAAGTCACAAAGCCGGGAAATCGCGGCTGCGGCTGACCTGGGGCTGAGTAATGGCCTTGGTGGTGGGTACATCGGTGAGCGGCTGCAAAATGCCAAGCATGAAGCACGCACGAACATAGAAAGTCCAAATCAAGCCGCTTGGAAAGCATTGGCGTCATACCTGGCTTTCGGTGGCGGTTCTGATGGTGGTGCCAGCAGTGGTGCGGGTACCACGGAAGCTGGTGCGGCTGATGCTTCTTACTATGGTGCAGCTGATTCGGTTGGTGGACTTTCTCCAGATTACGGTACCACGGAAGCATACTCTTCTGGACTACAGGGCGGTGCTGGTGCGGGGTACTCCAATCCTGCGCTGATCGAATCTGGTACCGGTCAAGAAGGTTACGGCACCAGTTCAGCTTCTCCTGGATACACTTCGCCCGGTGATGCGTCGTACTGGCAACAGTTGGCCGATGCGGGGCGCGGATACTTCGCGAACAATGGGTACGTCAAACCCGCGATGGGCCTTTTTCAGATGTATTCGGGCATCCAGAACTACATGGCCGCCCAAGAGCGCCGCCGCCAACAACAAGAATACGCCAAACAGCTGCAGTTTCTGATGTCCAATCCTGGCAGTGTGACGAGTTTGCCCGGGTATGAGGCAGGTCTTGAGGCGGTTCGTCGCTCAATGGCCGCTCAAGGATATCAGGGTAGCGGGAACATGATGGCAGCCATGGCCCAATATGGTCAGAAAGCGTATGATGATCGTGTCCGTCAACTCCAAACGCTCCAAGGTACGGATTCTGGGATCGGTTCGTCGGGGGCTGCACTGATGCAACTCGGGTCGGCGGCGGCGATGTTCTAAAGGTTCATCATGGAACTTGGACCCACGATCGCGGCCGGATATTACGGCACCAAACAAGCTCAGCAAGACCTCGATACGGGGCTCCTGAAGCAAGAGCAAATTCGTGCCCAAACCGATGAATTGGCAGCGCTGGCCCAAGAACGTGCAGCGCTGGCCAACAACTACAATGCCGACGCCGAAACGAAGCGGGGAAACCTCAGAGCTGCCCAAGAAAAGCTGACCTTGATGCGTCAGCTGTGGAACATGGGCGGCGAGCAAATGGGACCTCCTCAGGATGGGGGCACTCAAATCCATATCGGGCCTCAAGATCCGGCCGATATGCTGCAGGCCCAATTCGAACAGCGTCAACAATATGCGTCGCGTCTCGCGCAAGCCGGACTTTTTGATGAATCGGCAGCTGTATTGAAAGATGTTGGAGAGGGGTTCCATAAGATCGGTCAGGTCCGGGCTGAGGGGGCTCTTCGTCGTCAACGCCTTGAAGAAACTGCCGATAAAAGGCTCGCCCGGGTCAATCAAATCCTGCTGAGTGCAACTGATCAACCCTCATTCGACCGCGCCAAGTTCATGCTGATGGCTCAAAACCCGAATGAGCCGATCCCGGCATGGATGAATCTGCCATATGAACAGGCCAAGCCTTTCATCGACCAATTCAACACGTCATCAGCTGAGGCGGCGAAAGATCGGCAAATTCGGTCTGAGATTGACAAAAATAGGGCTATCGAGGCCGAACAAAACGCTCTGGCTCGCCTGAACAAAGCAAGAGCCAGCCTCGAAGAGCTGGAATTGGCGGTTCAGAGGGACCGCGACGCAGCTTTGCGTAAAAATGGTGAACTTCCGGAATCGGTGAAGCGCAACCCGAGTAAAACCGGGCAGCCTGGGCAGTCTGGTCCTAAGATTTCGGCGATTGAACGGATGAACGCCGACCAAATGATTCGAGCCGGTAATGAAGTATATACTGGCTTCGACGAAATTCTGAAGCTTGGTCCCCAGGGCATGGGTGCCTTCTCGGATGTGGCATATACCAAGGATCCCACATTCATCGGTGGCATGAAGCGGTGGCTCGGTAATAGCATCACAGCTGATGAAGAGCACATGTATGCGGCCCGGTTGGCCGGTGTGAACGTTGCGGCGGCGATTATTGCTTCCGGCGGCCGGGCTCCTCGTGTTTCGCAGATGGAGGCAGAACAAGCCGCAATCGCGTCGCTGAAGGGCCAAACGCGCCGGGTGTTTTTTGACAAAATTCATCAGGCGACTCTCAAGGCAATTCGTGGTGTTGAAATTACGCGGGCCGGTGACGAGCAGCAGCAGCAGCATCTTACTACCATCATGGACCGTCTCAAGGAAATTGAGGCGTCTACTGCAAAAGCGTTGAAGATCACGAGCAACTACGCTGAACCGAGTTCGGGTGCTTCTAAACCGACGCAGCAAAAATCGGGCAACGCCACACCGGCCCTGCCCCCTGGATTCACCGTCGATAAATAATCATGGAATGGACCCCCGTTGAACAGACGGCCACCGGGCCTGACGGCAAAAAGATGGCCTTAGTCGGGGGCCAATGGATTCCTGCATCCCAGACGGCAACTGGACCCGATGGCAAAAAGATGGCCCTATTTGAGGCCACCCCGACCGCGCCTGACGTCACCGCTCCGGCCGAAGTATCCGGGGGGGTGGGGGCCGATATAGCGACAGCGGTGGCGCCCACCATCCGCGGTGCCAGTCCGTACGCGGCCGGGGCACTGGCGGGGGCTGCTCTGGGCGCCCCCCTGGGGGGTGTCGGCGCCGTCCCGGGGGCACTCGCCGGGGCCGGTGCCGTTGGACTCGTTGACCTGGGGCTGTCGGCATATAACCCAATTGCTCGATTTGTCGGACTTCCCCAAGCCCCAACGATCAAAGAAATCACTGACCAAGCGTTGACCAAACTCGGTCTTCCGCAATCCCAGGGTGCTGGGGGTCGTGTCATCGAAGCCATGGCCGGGGGTGCCGGGGGCGCGGCATCATTCGCAAAAGCGGCCGGGCAGCAGGCCGCCCAAATGGCCCCCGGGGCGGCCCAGAAGGTCATCGAGCAACTTAGCCGGAATCCGGGGCTTCAGACTGTGTCCGGGGCTACTTCGGGGTTGGCGGCTCAGACGACCGCTGAAATGACGGACAGTGTCCCGGCCCGAATTCTTGCGTCGATTTTCGGTGGGCTGATTCCCGGATTGGCTTCTAAGGCGCCGGGGGCCATTGTCCGGGGGTCGTCGACCCCAGCGGAAATCCAAGCCCGCGTTGATGCGGCCAGAAGCATCAATATCAAGCCTGATCTGGCGTACGCCGCGCCTTCTGTCATCTCCAAGATGGCAAACAAGGCAGTCGCCGGCACAGAAACAATGATTGACTATCGCAACCAGGTCCAACGTGATCTGAGTCGCGAGGCCAACCGGGTCGCGAAGACCGTTGGTGAAGCCACCAATCCGAATATGGCGGGCCGTTTACTCGAAAGAGAACTCGGACCTGATGGGTTTCTACAGCGTGCGAAGGGCGTGGAAGACACGTTATGGACCAAATGGTGGGGGACTGCCACCGCACCCGGAAAAGATGGTATGCGGGTCGACAGCACCCTCGCGTATCTAAAGGGAAGCCAGAAAGGCACACCGGGGTACGACGCCATTTCAGAACTGACCAAGGACAAGAAGCTCGCATCTGTGCTTCAGCACTTCGAATCTGATTTGGCGGGCACAGAGGCCACGCCAGCGCAAACGGTTCAGACCGGGGTATTGGATCAGTTTGGTCGCCCGGTCACAAAAGTCGTGACCCCCGCAACCCCTGCTCAACCCCCGAGAGAAACTGTTCCATACGAGGCGGTGAAAGAGTTGCGTACGATCATCGGCGAGAAGCTTGATCCGCAGAACATGAGCCCAGATGTCAGTCGCAAAGCCTTGAAAGGACTGTATGGCGCACTCACCCGTGACATCGAAGCCCACGCAGAACAACTCGGACCCGAAGCTCAAAAAGAATTCAACCGAGCAAACAACTACACCCGAGCGCTTCACGACCGAGTCGACACTTATCTTCAAGAAGTGCAAGGAAAGAAACCGTACCAAGTTTGGAGGTACGCGACTTCCCCAGATTCGGTTTCGAACGGTGGTCATCAGTTCCTGACGATCAATAGAAGTCTGACTCCAGGCGCCCGAGAAACGTTCCATTCCACCTTTATCCGGAACATGGGTGCGAATCCTCAGGGTGAATTCGACCCGTCGCTGTTTGTCGACAAATATCGCTCACTCGCCCCGGGGGTAAAATCGGCGCTGCTCCCTGGCGAAAAGAAGGCGGCTGTTGACCGGATGGTGGGGATCATCGATGGAATGAAAAAAGCCGGTTCAATCGGGCCGACTGATCAATCATCATTCATGGGCGCATACATGATCATGGCCGCCCTACTTCATGCCCACCCGAAAGCCATTCTGACGGCCGCATTCGCCAGTTCCAAATCTGAAAGGTTGGCGAAGATTCTCACGGACCCCACTGTTATCGACCATGTTTCTGGCGTAAACGGGATCCCTAAAACTGAGGCGGCCACGGCCATTCAAGCATATGTGAACGCTATTCACGCCAAGAATCCAAGGAGTGAATATGACCAGTGACTTTTTCAAGGCGGGTGACTGGAACGCGGTTTGCCATGAGTGCGGCGCGAAAAAGAAGGCCAGCCAACTCAGGAGGCATTGGCAAGGGTACTATGTGTGCCCCAATCATTGGGAACCACGCCACCCCCAAGATTTTGTTCGGGCACGGGCCGATGTCCAGACGCCACCCTGGACTCAACCGGACCCACCGGACGAATTTATCGCGGTGTGCACCCCCGATGGGGTTTCCGCTATTCCGGCGCTGGCGATACCCGGGTGCATGATTCCGGGCCGAACTTTCGACTACGGTAGTTCAATTCCGTCGTTTTGTACCATGGAATCTGTGATATCTAAAGCCGGGTTCGCGGCTGCCGGTTGCGCGACTGTTGGAAGAGTGTCATGACCACTATCAATTTCACGAATGGGACAATCATCCCGGCAAGTTGGCTCAATGATGTTGACCAAGCGGTATATGAGGACATGGGTGGACCGGGAGGGCTAGCCTCCACCGCCAGCGGCAAGGGTGCGTCGCTGGTAGGCAGCAATGACGCTGGCGGATACTACACCGCGACGAATGTTGAAGGGCAACTCCAAGAGATCGGCAAGCAGCAAACATTCGTCAATCTGTATAGGTTCTTCTCGTCTGCGCAAATAGCCGATTACGAAGCGCGCACGGCGCAAAGTAACTTCGCCGGTGCGCTGGATTTGACGACAGCCATCCAGACGGCGATATATACGACGTATGCGGCCGGACAGAATCTGTATTGCCCGGCCGGCGCTGCTAAGGTGACTGGTCTTGAGCTTCCGACAAATACGGCAAGTTATGAGGACCGTGGTGATGCATGGACGATGACGGGGCAGGGGGCCGCACAGACATTCATCGATACCACCAATAAAGGAACGGTGTTTGTATCACAGACAGACACGCCTGTGCTGCGTTATCACACACGCAGGACGCCTCCGACGAGTGGTGCAAATTACGTCATCCAGCACATTCGATTCGAGCAGCGTAATGCGGCCGCGACAAACCCTGTTGTGCTATTGGATGACCTGTGCGAGTACGCTGATTTCCATCACAATCAAATTCTACAATTCGGCGTTGGCGACGGCCTGAAGGTTTCATATCAGATCAAGGGTGAGATTCATCACAACTTCGTGATGTATGGTGGGTACTTCTCTTCCACGCGATCGGCTGCTGGTATCGGCATCAATATCCCGACAGGCGGCAATGCTGGTCTGCTCACCGTTCGCAAGAACACATGCAGAGCATTTTTCAGGCAGTTGGTTCTTGGTGATGGGACCAATAATCCAAGTGGCACGCTGCTGGACCAAAACGAGGCAAGCGATTGCACACACGGAACATGGATTCGCGCGGGGGTTTCCACATGCACAGTTAACAAACCGTACTTTGAGGGAATTTCTGGGACGTGCGTCCTAGACGAGGGCACGTCTACAGTCGTTCAAGACGGGCAGTTTTACTTTGGATTTGCAGTAGGTATCGACGGGACTGCATTCACGTATGGTAATACGTATGTCCGAAACTACCTTGAGACATCTGGTGCAATCACTGGCGGCGGTACTGGCGGAATTCTTATAAAGGTTCGCAGCGACGGACCAAAGAAAACTGTACGCGATAACACGCTTGTCTTTTCGACAAGTGGTGGGACAGTTACTAACGTTATTGGGTTACAGATTGATGGTGGCACGGGTTCTGCAGCGAGAATAGACCACAGCAATACCTACAATCCGCGCGGGCCATGGGTTGGTGGGGCTGGTACGGTTAAGATTCTAGACGGCACAACAGCCTCTAATGCGGGGGGTCTTGTTGGATTTGGAACTGGGAACAATGGAAACGCAGAGTTTCCGATGCTGTCTCAAGGCGCAGTGTCGTTCCTCATCGGGCCTAGTGCGCTGACGCAAGCCAATGTTGCGGCGAACGTTCTAACGATTCCACAGGGTTCGTTTTTTACTGTATCAGCTACGGCTGCTGTGACAGTTAACTCGTTTGATGATGGGGCCAATAATGGGCGCTTGATTATCTTTAGGACGACGACTGCAAACATGACTTTTGCGGACACTGCGTTCAATTTGCTGGCTGGCCCATTTACTGGCCCTGGTGTAATTGGTTTCGTCACCGAACGGATTGGCGCAAGTACGTTTGCCTATGAACTTTTCAGAGCGGTGCATTGATGACCACCCACCACGACCCCGACTCTGTGCGCGCCTGGGCGACCGTGGCGCTTTCCTGATCGCAGGAGTTTTTCATGGAAGACATCACCTTCGTCGACCTCGTTGGCCCCGCCGTGCCGGCTAGTTGGCTGAACTCTGTAAACAACCTCGCAAACAAGCTATCAAACTCTTATACCGTGGCGACGCTGCCGACAGGGTTTGCCGGCGCAAGGACTCTCGTAACGGACGCAACGGCCACTGCATTCGCTTCGACCCCCACGGGCGGTGGTGCCAATAAAGTCCCCGTGTATTGGGATGGGGCCTCCTGGAAGATAGGGTGAACGATAGATAGCGAAACACACAACAACAAGGAGCCCGTATGTCGAACTCTGAGGATATTCCAGTGACCGACACTGAATGGCGGGCCTGGGCCGCTGACATGGAAATCCGGATGGGCCGGGTCGAGGATGACTTACGGGAAAACAACATCCAGACGCAAGAGGTCCACCAAATCATCACCGACGCAAGAGGATTTTTCCGGTTCCTCGCGCGCTTGGGTACCGTGTTCATATGGATCGCGAAAGTGGGCGCGGCGGGTGGTGCCCTTTGGGCTCTTATCTCGGCCTTGAAGAGTGGAAAGCCACCTTCACTTTGAGCTCTCTTTGTCTTTCTTCCCGAACATTGTAGCCTGACGGGCACCGTCAATAGCAGCCCAAATGTGCCCGATGTCTTTCGCAGATTTGTCAAGATCATAGGCGTAGGCGGATCCCTGCCATGCCTTACTTGGCCTGACCCGGCCGAACCCGATTGCCACGAGTACATTTCGTAGGCGGGTAACATCGGCGGGCGACTGTTTCGCCACATCGACCCCTAAAATCACACCAAGAATGATGTGGCTGCTGGCGGCTCGAACGATGAATTCATTTTCCGATGCTTTACCATTGATGTACTTCGGTAAAGCATGAAATGCGGTCGAATAGCTGTCCGGGTCAGTAAGCGCAGCCCTGATCTTAGTGTACCAGGGATCGACATCTTCCACAGTGACCTGTCGAGCGGACTGTTCGGCTGCTGTCTCGTCGGCGGGGACGGTCCACCAGTCCTCCCCTGACTGATATGCTTCGACCGCCTCGGCCCAGATCTGGGCCGCACACTCCTTCAGGGCATCTGATCGGACGGTCGAGACTTCCCCACACCACACTGGCCAAAAACGCCGAACCCCGGTGAGGTCAGTGATATAAGATTTCCCGACTTCGTTTGTAGTCCCACCGAACACGCAAGTACGGGGATATTGGCGGGCGTTCCGTTCATAGGCGAGGCGCACTTCGTCGGTCGTCGTCGTGAGCATGGCCTTGAGTGTCTCCATGTCCGCTTTTCTGACAGCCGCGAGTTCAGACATTTCAACGATCATCTTGCCCGAAATGACTGCCACCATGTCGCGCTGGCCATTGTTAGCTTTGATGCCGCCAGAATATTCGACGTAAAACTGGCCGCCAAGCGCCCGCAGAGCTTTTGATTTGCCGATGCCCTGGGCGCCTTCTAGAATCAGCATGTAGTCGGCTTGGCAGCCCGGATCCATGGCTCGAGCCACGGCAGACAGGAGCCACTTTCGACCCACCGCCCTGGTGTATTCAGTGTTCTTGGTCCCCATGAAATTGGGCAGCCATTCGTCGAGGCGTTTGGCCCCGTCCCACCGCAATCCCTTCAAGTGCGCCTTGAGTGGGTTGATGACACGTTCGTTGGCCAACCATCTGATCGCCTGGGAAACGTGGACCTGCTTTACCCAGGTGTCCCCGGCTGAATGAAACGTGACAAGAAGCTTGATTTCGTCGTCGTCCATCAACGGCATGCAATCGATGGACCCGGGCTGACCGACTCGAATACGCCAGTCGAATTCCGATATCCAATACATCGGAGCATGTCCTTCAGCCTGAAGCTTTCGGATTCGATTGATTACCCCGACTAGGTTTCCCTTCTCATTGTTTTCACCGATCGTTTCACGGATGTATCGGCGTTTTTCTTCCTTGATCGCATCTTCGAGAATAGCTAGCCGCCCTCGGTCAACTTCTTTCTTGATGGACGTTAGAATCCCGGACAGCTGCTTTTGTGTCGCGGCGGCGGCTTGGAGCAGCTCTTTGTCCGGCGTTGGGGTGTCTGAACGACACCACTCGACTAATCGGTGTTTGACAGTGTCCGGATCTTTATATGTCGGGTCGATCTTCTCTCGAAACTCTTTCCACCGGAATGCCGAACAGGAGTTGTGCAGGCATCGGTATATCGGGCGCCCATTCACTAGGGCAACCATCGGGCTTTCATGTCCGTGATTAAACGGACAATGAGAAATGAGCCATTTTTGGCCCTCGTTTCCGAAGATGGGCCGGGGGCCAGACGTGACCGTTACCCCGCGGTCCATCAGCCATTTGGTCATGTCCCCGATATATTCGCCAGCCATGTCGCGGAATTCTTCCGCCTTGGCATCGCGCATTGGAGCAGCAACCGCCGATATCTGATCCCGGGTAAGAAGTTTTACTTCTTCGGGGACACTGAGCAGTTTAGCAACACGGTGCGGCCTTTCTTTGGTGCTCGACCCCTTCCCAGATACTGTGCCGTATACTTTCCAGATGCGCCCCGCATTAAAACTGGTCGTGTCGACCAATACCGCTGCTGTCGACCAAATGGACGACAGCATCTTGGTTGCGAACTCGAAATCGACCCGGGCGGGGGCATCATTCGGCTCGTCGACTCGGTACATAATGTGGATGCCATTTCCAGACATAGCCACATAAGGTTCTGGCCATCCTATCGAGGATAGCCAGTTCACAATAGCATCAGCGAGTTGTGTTGTATCTTCTAGTTCAGCGTCACTTGATGACACCCCGGCCGGCCTGACCGGATCCAGATCTAGAAGAAACCACCGGCGCTTCTCAATTTCGTGGTCAGCAGTTGTGACTGTGGCGCCGTAGTCGAACCGATTGTGATTCCGAGCAATCAGCGCCGGCTGGACCGGGTTGGCGGTGACGTAAATCCCTGGCCATTTTTTGTTTTCTTTTGCGATCAGTACCGCGGCTTTGCTGGAGTCGTCAAAATATCCACTAATCGTCCTACCCCGGCCCCCGGGGATGCGGATTTCATAACACCCTCCAGGCTCATGGAGGAAGTCAAGCCCAGCTTTGACCAACGCCGTCGCTGGCGTATCGCGGTACTCTTCGAACATTAATTTCTCCTGGCACTGACATTTCGGACGATGTCAGATAATTTAGTTCGTGCGACACTATCAGCTATGAAATTGGAGTTTCTGAACCATGCCTCCAATGGTTGTGTGAGTTTCCATGACCCATCACGGCGGGTGTCGCACCAATAAATGCCCCCCGAAAATCGAGCAAGCACCAGGATGGGCACCAAGGTCCGATGGGTATCGATCCATTGGATTTGACTCGGCTCCATTCCGAGAGGCGTGTCATGCTTCCCGGTAGGCGCTTTAAGTTCAATCCAGCACGTTTCGTACCCTGCCGGGTTCGGGCCATAAGTCACCACCGACATGTCTGGGACCCCTGGATTCACTCGGCCATCTTCGTGCCATGTGATTTCCCAGACACCCCGCATCATCTTGGACAGTTCATGCCGGAATTCAAGCTCACGAGAATTCATACGCGTAGAACGTAATTTGGGAGTTCACGTGCCTGTACACTTCTTCTGGCCATTCTGTCGCAACCTGACCGGACAGGTTGATGAGTTGTGCGGCGAGTCCGTCTTTCGCATGGGCCGCAGTGGTTCCGATGCCATGGTTTCGCATGAATCGAATGCCATCTGCGAGGTCACACATCTTCACCATCTTTTTCAGCTGACTTGGCCATTCTTCGATGTACACTTTTGGGATCACTGAGGATTCCAATTCATCGATGCCCGCCAACTGTTTCTTCGTGTGGCTTGGAATATCGCCGGTATAGACCTCGGGCAGATCGTGGAGGATACCACACAGCGCGGCGGCCTGGGAGGTCCCAAAATACATGCCCGGCGCCGTCTTAGCGATGTAGTACGCCAACAAAGACACATTCGCGGAATGTTCAGCGAGTGTTTGTTGTCTGGTCGTGTCGATCATATGCCAACGCTTGACCGATTGAAACCTGATCACAGCTTCGGTGGCGGCCCATTTTTCATCGTGGGCGTAGAACACGTGCGCGTGGCCCGAAGGGACTTCATCAAGAGGAACCGGGCCTAGATGGGCCAATGGAAGATAAACACCAGTGCTCATTTTTGTTCCACGTGATGGTATACATTGGTGACTGGGTTGAGTGCCCATTGGCGCTCTTCGAGGGTGGCCAGTTTTTTCCGGACCGCCGCCTCGATGTCCATGCCCTTTCGAGCTGCGAAATCGAGCCAGAGAATGAAGACGTCGGCTACTTCATCCGGGTCGTTGGTGTCCTTGACCACTTCGCCGATTTCTTCATATAGCTTGAATAACATGCTCGCATCAGTGCGCCTTGGGAACAGAGCATTCGCAACCATGTAAACTTCAAGAGCCAAAGAGTTGATCGAAGTGGACATCACTCACTCCTCGCTAGGTACTCGACAGTAGTGAAAACTTCTGTGTCCGATGGGCCGGTTCCCACCCACGCGACCCGTGGCGGATTCAAAGCCATCACGCCGGCTGTGCTCATCGAAGTGATCAGATCAATCACTTCATTCCGCTTCATGTAGTTGGCGAAATTGAGGAAGAGGCATGTTTCCCAATACCCTTGACAATGCCACAGGGCTTCAGTCAACTGTATCCTACTGAATGTGAACACTCGGCGGGGCAACTTGGTGACAGTGGTCAGCTCTGGCTCGAGCCCGATATCCTTCCACTCGATTTCCTGCTGATCCGGGTAGCATGGCCCGGATGTCCCATCGCGGTTGCTCACTCGGATCGGATATGTTCTCAGTGTGCCGATCACTTTGACGTATGGCGCCCACTTGAATGGCAACCCGCAATCCGCCATGATCTGCCAAGGTGTCACGTCACGAGATGTGGTGAATGGGTACTGCCCGTGGTACATTGAGAGGCTGTACCCCTGGGCGCCCTCGACCATGACATTTTCGGCAGCCTCGGCCACTCTGAGGTACTCTTCAGGCGTGGTGATGTATCCCGCGAGAATGGGGTGCGTCTTCCAACGGACCCCAACAACATTCGGGTTTGATGGGTTACGCCGGATCCGTTCCACGTAGGCGGCTCCAACACCTTTCGCGGTCGACCCTATCTTGGTCATCCCGGTCTGCACTTCAGATTGCGTATGATAGTCTTCGACCACGGCAGCGTGCGGATGGATCAGAATACGTTTGCCATCAAGATACCGGTGGTATCTCATGATTTCATCGATCAGGGTCTGTTCATGTATGGCCGACCCAGGTCCGAGAAGGATGTTTTTCACGGTCGGGGAGACAACGCCGGCAACAGGCAGTTGTTGGGTCATCACAACCATCGGGCCGTCGATGTACGTGTGCCCAGCGTTTGTTGCGAACGAACAGACCGCGGTGTCGTAATTACCGCGTTTTGCGAGGTATCCGACAATCAGACCCTTACCGGTCGAACCGTATTGAAAGTCCATGACTAGATCGATATCATGTGCCATTTCAATCTCCTGTGAACATCTGTTGGATCTGACGCAACCGCTCTTGGTCACGTTCACGGATTTCTCTCTTCAGTGTTTTAATTTGCTCCTCAAGCTGTTCAATTCGTGAATCCTCGCTGTGATAGTCCATTATCTTTCCGAGCGCGGCAGCAAGGGACAATTCCCCGTTAATATATGCATTCCGTTCCAATTCTTCGATCGATAGTGGCATAATCAATCCTTACTGGCGTCCCACCAATTGGCCCCGAATTTCGCGGACGCGGTGATGGGAACCCGCATCCGGATGGGAGATTCATCAGACGCGAAATTGGTGTACGCGGCCCGGATCATCTCTTTTGTTTGATCATCAGGGCGAGTAGATACACCAATTTCGTCGTGGCAAGACATCATCAATCGAGCCGGCTCGGGTAGACGACCGGATCTGATGACTTTGTCAACCATAACAAGTCCGTATTTGTGAAGATCGGCGGCGTATGCTTGATAAAGCAGTCCGGCGGCTTTGTGAGCGCCAACTCCACGAGGAAAGCGGAGACGCCTTCCGATGCTTGTCTTAACGTATCCTGTGGTTTTAGCGACGTTCTCGGCCCGGCGCATGAAGTCATTGACGGCGGGGAGTTTAGTGTGATACAACTCAAATATCCGCTTTGCCTCAGGACCAGGAATGTACGCCATCCTGCCTCGTCTTTCGGTGACCTCATACTGCATTCCCATCATGAAGGCCAGTTTGCCGGACCCGGCCCCAAATGATAGGCCCAGATTGATTTGCTTGGTGTTCGGAGCGCCCGCGTATGGTGGATTGCGCGGGATGCCCGTCATATCGCTGACCACTTTATGGTAGTCGAGGGATGGGTCCTGCCAATAAGCCTCGATAACTGACGGGTCATTCTGTAGATGTGCACCGCAGCGGAAGTCGACTTGGGAATAATCCTCGCATAACCACTCGTCGCCGGGGTCAGCCAGAAAACAGGCGCGAAGAATGGCCGCGTTGTTTTTATCCCGCTTTGTGATCTGCTGAAGTGCAGGGTCGGTAGAAGAAAGACGGCCGGTGACTGTACCGGCGTCAGCGTCGTTCCGTGTTTGATTGAAAGTTGTGTGCACGTATCCGTCATCGTCAGCGCTTCCGAGAACGTGACCCTTGAGAAAGGTGTCCCGTAATTTGATAGTTTTACGAAGCTCCAGTATCTTCTCGGCGAGGGGATGTTTGATTTCGCGCATCGCGTGCTGATCGAGGCTCGGGCCTTTGCCACCCTTCGTCGGTCCAACAAGCGTTCCATCGATGAGGCGCCATTGGAATTTGTTAACGGGTTCTGGCTTGAAAAAAGCCCGGATCTGAGGCGACGAGTTAACATTGAATTTACCTCCAGTGAGTTCGTTGACTTCAGACTGCAGTTGATCAGCTTTCACATCGAGTTCGGGGATGGCGGCCTGGGCTCTTTCGGTATCCACCCGGATTCCGCCCCAGGACATTTCCGCCAAAATCGGCATCAGCCGAAATTCAAGGTCACAGACGCGACCAAGCTCCTGTTCTTCAATGTGGCGCTGCTGCCTATGCCAAATCGCGAGAGTGTCAGCAGCGTCACTCGCCCCGTACGCGGTGACCAGATCCGGGGGGGCGTCGGCCAGCCGGGCCAGGGCGGTGCGGTGGTCTGATACGCCCAGGGCTGCCGCGATACTGTCCAGACAGCGATGCTTCGCCGAATCGATGCCGTGTCGGGTAGCTATGGAATACAGATCGTATGTCAGTTGGTGCTCGTCGATGAGGCAATCAGCCGTCATCGTGCAATACCAATCATACTGGCGTGGATCGATTCCCAACACACGCAAGCACTGATTCTCATACTGGGCAAATTGGGCGATGACCAGTCGGCCTTCGAGCGTGTCTTTTAAATACTGGATCAGGCCCGGGTGTTCTCGTAGATCCCAATATCTGGACTCGCCCGTCACGGCGATAGAGGCGCCCAACACTCGAAAATCGGCATCCCAATAATTCTTGCCGTTGGTTTCGAAATCCAGTGCCACTTCATCGGGACCGAATCCGGGCGCTGGTAGGTAGAGGAAATCAGGCATCTATTTCTCTATTAAAAAGCCCCATGGCCGGCAACTGCGAAGTATGGCCATGGGGCACAAAACCGGTTTTACCCGGCAGGAGACAACCTCAGATTTCGCCGCGCCCGCCAGGACCCTCGCCACCACTCACTTCACCCTCGACCACGGATTCGTGGGCAGCGCGGACTTGTTGCGTCTTGAGGACCTCGTACAGGGCCTCGGCCTGACGGTAGACCTTTTCCGGCGTGAACCCGGCCGGTTGGACCACGAAGTTCTTGAACTTCTGGCCCTCCTTGTTCTGGTCAGTAAACGTGGTCAGCTTGTAGACGCGGCTGAAACGATCGCCGCCGCTGAGTTGGATCAGGGCGTTCCACTTGCGGCTGACCTTCGCCTTGGTCTTCGGCATCGAAACAACGATCTGCTCGATCGTGGCCAGATCCGGCGTGATGCGCAGCCCGTACTGGACCGGCGTATCGACGATTTCCAGATCGTCCGGGTCCTCGCCATCACCCGCGGCCTCATGGATCCGGGCTTCGGCGGCGGCCATCGATGCATGGCTGCCGAAGAAACCGCCGCCCTTCTTCTGGTCTTTCCAGACCAGGTATTCGAGGCGGTAGTAGACCGGCACGAAATAGGCAGTGTCGCCAATGATTTCGCCGGTCACGGAATTGAACATGAGGCCCTCCCGGGCGTCTTCGTTCGTTTCCTTGATCGGGCTCAGTGCCTGCACGATTTCCAGGCGCGGCAGGACCAGATCATTGGCTCCGACTTCCTCGGAACCCCGGGCTCCTTCCTTGTTGATCCAGGCCGGTGCTTCAGTCGCGAAAGCCAGTTCATTCGTCGCGGCGACCGCTGCTTCAGTCTTCTTGGCTGTTGCCATTTCAATCTCCAGTTTTCAGGGGCGGTTGATGGATTGCGTCAGCGTGCCCCGATACGTGTGACGCAAGAGTTTCAAGATGATAGATAGCGGCGTCGATTTGCCCGTAGATGTGGTCGGGCTGGCCGAAATTCGTGTGCATCCCGCGCCGCAAGATTTCGGCCGCGATCGCGGCGTCTTCAGCCGAAATCGACAAGTTCACTGAAGTAGCGATCGCGGCGCCTGGTACCACGGTGAAATTAAACGCGGAATGGATCGGCATATTGAGTTCCTACGGGCCTGGGGGGCCGTGCGCCCTGAGGGTTGGTCAGTCGGAAATAGGTCAAAAGCGATTCTGATGTCATAACAGTCGGTCAGTCGGGCCTAAAAAGTGCTAAATTCGGTCAGTCGGAGTTCCCCAGGCGTTTTGTGTGGTATCCTGGGATCACGCCAATTTCCAATTTGGTTGCCACGGTTCACGCGACTCTAGCTACGGTATCGGCCAACACCTACTGTTCAAGGCACAGAGCAAGCCTTTTCCCTCAACGCGACACACGGCCCCCCAGACCCGCATTGCGGGTCTGGGGGTTACTTCTTGCGGGCCAGCAGCTCCCCCGGCGCCCGGTAATCGGCCATGGTTTCGGTGTTCACGTCGATTTCGGTCGTCCAATTCGCCTGCTGGATCGCGGCGTCGACGAGCCGCAATTGGCGGGCATGCCAGTCGTACGCGTGGAAGACCTCAGATTGGGACAGGAGCGGTACGTGGACGATGAAATCGTCGAGACCCTCGTGCGCCTTCTGCCTGCCCGCCTTGATTTCGAACAGGTCTTTGTCCTTGATGGTCTTGAGTTGGTCGATCTTGGCCTGGAGTTCTTTGCGCCGCAAAAGCGCTTCAGCGAGTTTGACTTGCATATGGTTCCTTGATTGGCTTATCCACGTGTTGGCGGGCACGTGGGACCCGGGCATCAGGCCTTGACGATAGACGCCCGCACGAACGGCGACACATTGAAAATGTCTTCGGGGATTTCGACGCCCTCAGCGAGTTGACGACGGAACAGCGCCTTCAGACTCGAGGCGTTGTAGGTTTCCGTGATCATGTCATCATAACCACAATCACGGAGCCACTGCATGGCAGCGCCCTTCTGACCTTCGCGAGTCGATGCGTGGATATCGGCCCCAAGCTGAACCCGCCCCAAGCCTTCGAAGGTCGCGGTGCGGACCCCCAGGCTCTCCATGATCTGAGGAATGACACCAACGCGCAGCGCGTCGAGCTGCTTGTTAATTTCCGTCAACTCGGACTCCAGTGCGTCCTTCCGGACTTGGAGGTTCTTCATCTCGAGGCACTTGCCCCGCAGATCGTCCATCGACATCGCTATCTCCTATTTAAGCGCCAACGGCCTCTGCGCCCATGTGAATCACACGATAACGCTGCTCCTCGCGGCGCCACACGAGGAAACGAGGAACCTTACCAGCACGCCCCAACAGGTAGCCAATCGCCATAATCGCGGCGGGCTGCCCGGTCGGCACGATGAAATCAATGCTCGGGTTGTACTTCCCGACGAACCGGGCCACGTCAATCGCCCAATTCACCATCACCGAACCATTTTGATACATCGGCAGGTCGGTCTTGGTGATGAACTCGATATCCCCATACTCGTAAGCCGGGGCCAGATCCATCGGCGCGGGACCGGAATCGGTGCGGATCATTTGCTCTTTGACAACATAGACGGTAGCCATCTCTATCTCCTATCGGGGTCGAGTATATCACACCCGGGGCAGGGGCACCAGTACCATTATGGCTATTACTTCAATGATGTTATATGCCAGCAGCCCGGCTAAAATCGCAGCAACCAGTCCGAGCCACGAATGATCAAGAGCTTCCCATGTGATCATAGCAAGCACAACAACTAGACCGATTTGGATGACATTCATGGTTCACCCCATCATCACGTCTTCAAGTTTCACGCCGGCCTTGATCTGCGCGATCAGGTACTCTTCGATCCCCATCTTTTTCTGGATCGATTCTGCGATCGATACGTCCACAGTTCGCTCCATGATCATATCAATGACTGCGACACTGTTTTTCTGACCGATGCGATGGGCGCGATCCTCGGACTGTGCCCGATCAATGTATGCGTTTGTTCCGGAATAGTAGAACATGACATCGTTCTGACCAGAAATCAGCGTCAGACCCAGGCCGGCTGCAGTCGGATTACCAACGAAGAAACGCATGGTCGGATCTTTACAATACCGATCCTCGATTCTTGAACGATCCGACATCGCGGTTGCCCCATAGTAACACTCGACTGAATCGGCGCCGTATTCGGCGACTAGAGCGTCGCGGATCGCCTCGATTTCGTACATGAACGTCGACCAGATGATGAACTTCGATCCGAGATAATTGTCCGCGATGGTTTCGAGCATCAGTTCCATCTTAGGGTTTGCGCCCAGCGGCTCGATGGTCGTTTCGATTTCTCGGACCATCTCACCGTCGACCATTTTCTCGACCCATTTGCCTCTGGGTAGGTAACCCCCTACAATCTGGCGAAGGCGCAAGATCTTCTCAAGGGTATTCTCGACTTTGATCAACGGATCGTCGGCCTGGGTGGCGCCCTTCAAAACGACCCGGAACAGCCGCTTCTGCTCAGCAGTGGCTGAACACGGCAATTGCTGGGGGAGTTTGGGTGGCAGGTCGAGAACATCTTTCCCAACTTCGATCGTATATGGCTCGATTAACCCCATCAGCTCTTCCATGTTTTGGTAGCCGATGATTTCCTTGTTCTCGAACCCACCCATCACGAGATAATGGGTCTTATACGCCCAATAGTCACCCGTCCCGATTATGTTCGGGTCCAGGAATTCATATTGTGCCCAAAGGTCTTCAATCCCTAGGGCGATTGGGGTTCCATTCAGTATGCCTCGCACTTCAGACATGGCGCCGAGTGTGATCGCGCGCTTAGTGCGTTTTGCGTCGGGGTTCTTGATTCGGCTTGACTCATCGCAAATGGTCATCACCCGGCCGCCCAGGTAGTATCCGCAGACCGAATCGTAGAGGCTTTCAGACACCCCCAGGCCCTCGACTGAAATCGCCAGAACTTGAAGCTTTTCGGTGCGGCCTTTGTTATAGAAATCTTGAAGCCAGCTCGCCTTACTGTCGTGGATCCGGAAATCGTACGGGCCGGTAGCGTATTTGGCGAACTCTTTTTGCCAGACCGTGCGCAGCGTGGACGGGCAGATGATGGCGAGTTTATCGATTGTGCCACCCTGAAAATGCGCAAACGCCAGATGGATGGCGGTGAATGTTTTGCCCGTTCCCATTTTCGCGAACCACGCGAATGACTTCAGCCCGAACGAATGATCGAGCATCCGATCCTGGTGGGGCATCGGATTGAATTTGACCTCGGCTCGGTCAAACCGATACAGATGGCGCGGGAACGGGACCTTCTTAGGCGCCGCCATCAGGGCCTCAGCGTTGCGGATAGCCTCGGCCGCCTCTCCGGTGACCTCGAAGTCATACTTGTGTTGGTTGGCTTCCAGATGCTTTATGTTTGCCTTCAGCAGAGGGACCTTCCACGCCTTACTCTTGGGATCGAACCGTCTGGACGGGAATTCGCGGGTGACGGCGTTCAAATGGAACGGCGCCACCACCACGAGTTTTTTGTTTTTGGCATCATACGACACCTTGATCGTATTGTTCACTTGACGTGTTCCAGGAAATTTAGGTTCCAATATGCATGGTTGTTGTACGGACCCACTGCCGGGACCAATGCGGCCTCATTCCCACAAGCACTGAACCACAGTATCTTGAAATAATGACCTGGGTTCATCTTCGATTGAACGATTTGCCCGGCATAGAATCTCGGCGGCGTCGAAATGGGCGCCGGAGCAGGGGCAGGCGCGGTAGGAAGTGGCAAATCGGTGCTGAGTTTACCATCAGGGCCGATCTTGAACCCGGGGCGCGGCGCGGGGGGCGGGTTACGTGATTGAATCTTCTTCTTCCAATCAGGATCATTGATAGCAAGTAGTTCGTGAAACATGATCACTCCTTCCGAGTCAACCGAGCAACACAATTTCCGGAGCGCGTATCGTAACGCATCCCCCGGACCTGACATTCATGCCTCATTTCATCGTGGTATTCTATGTTCATTATCATGAACCAAATGAACATAAAACATGAAATCACACACACACCAGAAAGCCACGTGAGAACCTGAAGAGTATCGACTTTCATTTCACATTCTCCTCACCCGGTTTCGGGGCATTGAGCCTGATCAATTGAAGATCTGCCGTATACACCGGAACGATCCGATTGAATTTGGCGGTGGGCTCGACCGTCCACTGTTCGATATAAATGACTCCTTCCTTGTTCAGGATGTCGCACGCGCGTTCGGCGGCCTCTGGCCTGCACCCCAACGCATCGGACAATTGCAGTGCCGTCATCGATTCGCCGGCCAGGATCGCCAACATTTTGGCGATAAGGTCAACCGAGAAACGCTGACGGCTGATTTCGTCTTGGATGCTCATGCTGCGCCGCCTTCCTTGCCGATGCCGTGGGCGCGTTCGATCTCGTCGGCGATGGCATCTCGCCACGACTTGCTGCCGTTAAGCATCATCACCTTCTCTGCCATGGAGTAGGCGTCAAAGCGCTGCGCAGCGGTCAGCGGCTTCGCAGCCTGGGGTGCGGTGTAGAGCGGCACTACAACAGACCGCGCCTTCGTGTACCCGCGGGCCGATTGCTGGCCAAGCCGCTTCGCGCGTCGGCGCTCTGCGCCCTCCCGCGATGAGTGTGCCGAGTGGAATGCGCCGGTTGGGCCAACAACGGCCCATGCCGCGGGCGCCTGAGCCTTCAGCGCGGCAAGCTCGGCGCGCAGTTGCCCCATTTCTTCGCTGATGCGGGCATTGATTGATCGCACGTTGTCGCGCTCTGTCTCCAGCGCCGGGATGGTGCGGAGCATGGCCTCAGCCTGATCACGCACATCGTGGCTGTGGGGGTCAACATCCGCCATGGAAAGTCGGTCGGCCAGCACATCGGCCGGGTGCTTGTCGCCACGCTTGTCGCCACGCTTATCGGTTTGGCGGACAACAGACCCCGCCGAAGTTGAAGAGGGGATATCCGCGCCGAACGGCTTTGAAGATGAACTCATGGCTTCACATCCTCGAATCGAATGATGTTAATGAACCCGGCCGGCTCGCGGCCCCAGATGGTGAACGTGCCATCACGCCGCATGTCGACCCGTGCGAACTCAACCATGACACCAGGGCCGAATTCGGAGAAGTACTTCGCGTACCACATAAGCGGATCGTGGACGCGCAAAATCGGGATGACAACCTTTTCACCGATCGTCTTGGTGAGCGCCACAATCTCGGCAAGCTTACTCTGCTGCTCGGGTGTCATGATGTCCTCTATTGAAACTATTGTTGGCGGGCTTCCCATCCCGCCTGTCCGGTTTGCCCCAGCTAGCTCGGCGGGCAATTAAGCCGCCTCGGGTTCCTTCTCGGCTTTTTCAGCCTTCCTCGCCTCGCGTTCGGCGGCCTTGGCCTTCTTGGCGGCTTCATCGGCGGCGGCCTTCTCGGCACGCTTGGCGGCCAGCTCGTCGGTCCGGGCCTTTACTTCGGCCGCTCGGGCTTGCTTGGCGCCAGCCACCGTCAGCGCCGGGTCGACTTCTGCGATCGCCGCCAGGATGGCTTCCTGGTTCAGCTTGCCATTCTTCAGGGCGCCGCGGACCAGGTTGCGCAGATTCATCGACTGCTGCCCGACGTTCAGGGCGGCGTACTTGTTGATGGCCATTTCGAGCAGCTTCAGGCAGACGGCGATCACGCCGGCCGGCAGCAGCGCAGCGAATGCCGTGGCCACCGGGTCGCCGGAATGCAGGCGGCCATTCGGGCCTTTCACGTAGTGGTCCTTGGCGTCGCGCAGGGCCAGCATCGAACCCGTGTAGCTCAGGCCCTTGGCCTTCAGCTCTTCGGCACGGGCAGCAGCGGCCTGTTCACGTTCGGCCTTTTCGGCCGCAGCTTTCTCGGCCTTGGCAGCGGCTTCGGCGGCCTTCGCCTTCTTGGCGACTTCGGCTTCGGCCTTCTTCGCTTCCTTGGCGGCTTGGGCTTCGGCGGCCTTCTTTTCGCGCTCGGCCTTGGCGGCGGCCAGCTTTTCGGCTTTGGCGGCGTCGGCCTGGGTCTTGGCGGCGGCCTGGGCTTGCGTGTCTTCGGGCTTCGTCATCGCGGTTCCTTCGGGGTTGTTGAAAATCGAGAACCCCGATTGGACCACGGGTGCGGGGGTGCTGTCAACCCCTGCGGATTGCGGTTCGGCGGACTTGGCGGCACGCTTACGCTCGGTGATGATGGAATTTCCCACGGTAACTCTCCAATCGACATATTTGAACGTGCTGCTCGGGGAAGAAAGGATCGATATGGCTGATGCGAGCAGCGGATCATCAGGTCGATCTGGGTGGTTGCGGGTCAATACTTTTCAGCCTCTTCTCGGGTCAAGAAGAAGTGGATGCCGGACGTACACTCATTCCACCGGTCCGTATCAAATGGGTCGGTCGGGGTGACTTCCTTGCCTTGTTCGTATGAAAACGAACGATCGTGCATGGAGTATTTCACACCTTCACATTCAATTACGACAGCTTTCGAAGCACGGCATTTCCGGCCCGTGGCATTGCTCCGCAATGCGTCCTCTGGGATACGAATCTTGATCACTGATCTGTCAGAGACCTTCTTGTATCCGATGATTTCACCTTCGGGTACAATAACAGTCCAAGGCATGGGCGGAATATTTATGGCGCCCCGCAGGTTGGCGTCTTGGAGGTTGGCGTCTTGGAGGTTGGCGCCTTGGAGGTTGGCGTCTTGGAGGTTGGCGCCCCGCATGTTGGCGCCCCGCAGATTGGCGCCCCGCAGATTGGCGCCCCGCAGGTCGGCGCCCCGCAGGTCGGCGCCCCGCATGTCGGCGCCCCACAGGTTGGCGCCCCGCATGTCGGCGCCCCACAGGTTGGCGCCTTGGAGGTTGGCGCCTTGGAGGTTGGCGCCTTGGAGGTTGGCGTCTTGGAGGTTGGCGCCCCGC